GACGACGAGACCTCACATTTTTGTTATTAAAGAAAGATTCCGAGCAGAGAGTGCAACCAACGCTCTGCTCCAACAGCAATTTACCAAAATAAAAATGGATAACCTCTTCCGGAGGTTTCACAGCTACTTTATCTCATGGGCACATCCGACTTACGTCGGTCACGAGATAGAGGAACTGGCCAGCGCAATCACTGCTCATAATGATGAGAGTGAAGAGCTGGAGAGTCTAATGAACTTGGTTGCAGTTCATGACGGGGATCAAGAGCCTGGACAAGGAGATTCATCTAGTCAGGTAGAAGGGTACCTTGCATCGATGGCGATGGAGGATCTGGAAAATCTTGGTTCACAATGTGCCGAATCTTCGGTGGATGAGTTTTCACCCACCCCCCCTCCAAGTGGGGACGTAAGCGTTGAGAGACCAGTTAAGATCTTGAAACTGAGTGACATCAGGGCCAAGAGAGTTAACCAAAGACAAGAGTCCAAACGCAACTACATCAAGGTAGTAGATCGTCCCATTCAGAAGACCAACTTCACCAAAATTGCTTACAGGTTCGCTTGTAAGTTCAATATGGAAAATAATGTGAAGAAGTACTCCGAGGCCAATATAGCAATAGCTGAGGCCTGGCTCAAGAAGGAGCTAAAGGAGTATAAAGGTCTTCGTGAGGAACACGCCCTGGAGATCGTGGACCTGGCATCGGCAATGGTGTTTCGTGTGAGAGATTCACAAGTAATACACGCTAAGCTCGTAAACTCTTCGGACTTCGGTCTGAGGCGTAGGGCGCTCAGGACCCGGTGGACAGGTGTGGGAGAGGCGCACTGGTGGAACCTGTGGCTCGGTAGAGATATCGAGCACCAGGCGCCACTGGCCGCTTGAGGGGGCCCTAAGAGGGTACCGGGGATGGATTCCGAGCGTAGCTCGGCCCCAGACCATCCCGACTTGACGGTACATTTCTTGGGGAACAAAGTAGCCAGGGTACGTAAAACGTACCTATTGTCAGGAAGTTCACCTGGCAATCTAGTTAAGTGCTACAACAACTCAATTGTAGGTATGGAACGTGCTTTGAAGGAACGCCTTTTCTATATACCCGCTGGTGATCAGTGGGTGCCAAGGCCAACCCACGAGTGCGGAGCCGTTCTGTCAATGCTATCCAGACCAATGGAAGCTTTGAGGAAATTTGCAAGGAAAACTCACCCTATGGACCGGTTAGAATATAGCCTGAATTATAGTGGTCAGAAACAAGTGCGATATCTTAAGGCGACGGAAAGCTTGAACCGGACCGGCATACTGCGGAAACATGGTGACTTGAAGTTCTTTATGAAGTTCGAGGCCTATAACCTGACCGCTAAAAGTAATCCAAGTCCGAGGGGAATAAACCCACCCTCTGACGAGTATCTAGTTGAACTGGGGAGGTATATTAAGCCCATTGAGAAACGTATATACAAAGCTCTGCGCGACCTGTTTGGGTTTACAGTAGTTCTTAAGGGCTACAACAATCAGACTCGTGGCAAGATAATAAGCGAATATTGGAGAGAATTTGATAACCCTGCAGGCCTAGCAGCCGATGCCAGTAAGTTCGAGCAATCAGTGAGTGCGGAATGCATTGAAGTGGAGAAACTTGTGTATTCACAATACTATAGCGATGGTGTAGTAGAAAAGCTCATGGGATGGCAAAAACAATACAAAGGGAAGGGCAGTACGACAGATGGATATCTGTCATTCAAAATAGGCGGTGTGAGGGCTAGTGGTATGCCAAACACCGCACTAGGTAATTGCCTGCTGTCATGTTTAATGGCCCACAGGTTGTTTCAAATTCTTGCCATAAGCAAGTACCGGTTCGTTTGCGACGGGGATGACGTACATTTCATAATGGAACAGAGGGATGTTGATAGATTTAGGGACTATGCAAAGTCTTATTATCATGACCTAGGTTTCAGAATGAAGATGGAGAAGACAGTAAATGTTTTGGAACATATAGATTTTTGTCAAAGTCGTCCTGTTAAGGTGAATGGAACATATATGATGGTGCGTAATGTTATTAACGCTTTGTCCAAAGACAGCCTTTCTAAGAAACCTCTTGATAATCGTAAGATTTTTGAGCGCTGGGTTTCGGCTGTCGGACAAGGTGGACTCTCAATGACTGGTGGAATACCCATCATGCAAGAGTTTTACATGGCGTACATCAGGTCTTCAAACGGGGCCGCCCCATTGGTGGGGGACCCCGTGCAAGCGGATTACGATAGAGGCCCAAAGATGTTTAGGACATATGAGCCCGTAGCCGAGGAGACTAGGTACAGCTTTTGGCTCGCTTTTGGAATCTTTCCTGACCACCAAAGAGCCATTGAGAGCTATTATAGAGAGTTCTCATTGGAGTTCGGTGTTAATGAGGAAGAGCTAGTGGACTACCCGAAGCTCCCATGGTAGGGGGCCCACGAACGCAGGGACAAAACGGTGAGTGATGACACCGCGTACCCGAAATTACTGAGACAGAGGTTAAGGTGTCTCAAGGAGGCGAAGTTTTGATAATAAAAACGTCATGAGTCTAAACAAATAATGGAACAGCCTGGTTGGTGACCGCGCTGAGACTCTTTATCTGCGGCCAAGGGAAAACGACGTTCTTCACAAGGGATTGGATCCTGTTCTTAATCTAAATTGGGTCTGGTGGTGTAATTGACCAAAACGGTTTCCGTAGTAAACAAAATCTCGAGAGACTGCACGGCTCTCCCACTTGTGGTTTCCATCCGATGTACAGTCCCATTGGGCATGTGGTATCCAATACAATGCCAAAGAATAAGAATAATTCAAAATCTTCACAGAAGAAAACTGCGAGGGTCTCTGATTCCAGAGTTAATCAACTTGAACAACAAGTTGCCAAATTGAAAGTTGCTAAGAAGAATACGCCTTTTGCCGATGTTGGCGGACACCTTGGAAATATGTTGGGGTTTAAGGACTTGGGGAGGACTGCCGGTGGATTCATCGGGAGGATTCTCGGATCCGGAGATTATCAAACCAACTTTGCAGGTGTTAAGGAAAATCAACTCACTGCGTCAGTTCCTGCATTCATGGGCGATACAATTATCACCCACAGGGAATACATCACAGATGTTGTCTCATCTTCAACTGCCGGAGGGTTTAGTTCATTTACTGGACCTCTCAATCCAGGCCAAGGACTGTTGTTCCCGTGGCTTGCGACGATTGCGCAGAATTATGAAGAGTACGAGATTTTAGGTATGATTTTCGAGTTCAAGTCCATGTCAGGTCAAACAGTGTCCTCAACGAATACTTCGCTGGGTTCTGTTATCCTGGCGACTTTGTACGATCCAACTAAGCCTGCTTTCTCCACGAAGGCAGAGATGGAGAACTATGAGTTCGCTCAGAGTTGTAAGCCAAGTGAGTGTGTAATGCATGCCGTGGAGTGCAAGAAGGTCTTGACACCAGTCAAGAGCCTGTACATCCGATCAGCTGCTACCAGTGGAACGACCGACTTGCGTTGGTCTGACTTTGGTAATTTCACAATAGCTACTGTAGGACTGCCTGGTACCAGCGTTAACGTTGGTGAACTTTGGGTGTCTTATAAGATAGCTTTGCGCAAGCCTCGCTTGCCATCCACCCCAGGTGGCTCTATCAATCAATACTGGACCGAAAGGTCTGGTGTGGTGAACACCAGCCCTTACGGCACAGGAGCGGCTTCTGCTTTTGGCTCAATCCCAATCACGTTCTCAGGAACCGTGATGACCATGACATTGGAACCACAAACGTCCTACTACTTTAGTATCTTTTGGACTGGTGGAGCGGTTACATGGACATCCCCAGCGGTCACCCAATCCTCGGGTATTACTACCTATCCTTGGAGCAATAACGGAGCGGGAACTTATTTCGTCTCACCAGAGACGGGACAAGTGGCCAAACAATGTTCTATCGCTTTCTATTTTAGAACTAATACCGCCGTGAGATCCACACAAACCATCACTCTTTCAGGAGCTGGGTTCTTACCCTCTTCTGTCACCGGATGTGAGGTGTTTGTGACCACAGTGGACGATAGCATTGCGCATTAAGCAACAAGAGCACCACAGCATTGGTGTGGACATAACCAAGTCTATAAATGAGTTAGTAATCCTTCTACTGAAGAAGGAAGGAGCTGGACATCATTCAGCCTTCAGTCAAATTCCGATTTTCTGAAGAGGGTTAGGATAGGATGGCAAAATCTGATGCAAGTCAGTGGGGTGTCATCTGAGAAAATTATAAACATAGCAAGTCTATATAATCTCCCGGCAACGGGCC